AAGGCCCTCATGGACGAGCTCGGCCTCACGCGGCACCAGGCGGCTGAGGCCCTCGGGGTCAGCACCTCGAGGGTCACGGAGCTGTCCACGAACACGCGCCCGAAGTCGTGGCTGAACGCTGACCGCTGGCCGTGGCTCGAGGCCGCCCTGCGAACCTACTGCCCGCCCGAGGGAGCGACCGCGTGAGCGCGACCCTCGAGGAGGTTCGCAAGAGGCACGCCTCCTACACGGCCCACCTCGTCGTCGACCACGGCGTCCCTCTCTACGAAGCTGAGTCCGTAGCCTACTGCGCGAGGTGCGGCCTGGCCTGGCCCTGTGACGCGGCGGCCCTCGTCGAGGTCGTGTCTCGGCTCAGGGCAGCTCTCGAGGCGGCGCGACCGAGGCACCTCGTGGTGGACGGAGACTGCTGGTACTCGTGCCCCAAGGCTCCCAGCGAGTGGGGCGACGGATCTGCCTGCTGCGACGGGGACGCGGTGGCGCGCGGCGCTTGTACCTGCGGGGCCGACCGCAAGAACGCCGCGATCGACGAGGCGCTGAGGTGACGCAGACGTGGACCGCGGAGGAGCTGGCTCGGCACTCTGCCGTGTCCGTTGCCATCCGCGTAGCGCCGCGCGTATCCGCGAGCGAGAAGCGCTCGCTCCAGTACGCGCCAGTGCGGCAGCGGATCGCGCGCGCCCTGCGGGGCGCGCGGCACGACCCTGACTACCCCAGCTACTCTGACTTTCGAGCGGCCTACGTCGGGGTGAAGGCTCTCCTCGCTGGACGCGCGCTGACGAGGCGCTCGCTCGCCTCGTGGCGTGTACACTCGATCTCGGGCTACGAGTGGGAGTGCGACGAGTGCCACTGGCACTTCCAGGGGCGCGAGTGCTGGAGGACCGGCGTCGTCGCCGACCGCGACGGCGAGGTGGACGGGGCCGAGCGCCCAGTGGACCACGACCGCCTCGTGTCGCTGGACCAAGTCCTGGCCCTGCTCTAGCCAGACGGAGATCTTCGCACTCCCCCCGGGCGATGTGACGTGGTATCGTCCGCAGCGTGGCTCCGCCGACGATACCGACCGAGGTCAAGAGACGACGCGGGACGCTGAGGAAGGACCGGACTCCAGTCCCTCCGTCTGCCGTCCTGCTGGTAGACCGCGTCGCCCTCGACGTCCCCCCGCCGCCCTCCCTGGGCAGCGTGGGGTCCGCCGAGTGGGATCACGCCCTTCGGACGTGCGTGTGGCTCGCCCCGTCTGACCTCACCGCGCTGCGCATGTTCTGCGAGGCTGTCGACCGGCGCGAGGAGTTCGGTCGCGCCCTCGTGGGGCACACGTGCCCGCAGTGCGGCCACCTGGACGAGCACCAGACCTCCCTCATGCTCGAGACGTCGACCGGCTACGCCTACATCAACCCGGCGGCGGTCGGCGTCAAGCAGATGGAGGAGCAGATCGCGAAGTGGATGTCAGTGCTCGGTATGACCCCCAGCGCGCGCGGGGCTCTCGGGGTGGCCGAGGTCAAGGCAGCCTCGACGCTCGACAAGCTGGCAGCGCGCAAGCGCGCCCTCGTGGAGACGGGTGGCCTCCGCGCTTCCACACCGTCGTCCCGGCGGCGGCAGTCAGAGCCGGAGACGGAGACGACGTCCTAGAGTTCGTCGACTCGTACGGGCTCATCACGAAGGACTCCGTAGCCGGACCGTCTGGGACGCCCCTGAACCCTCGCGTGTGGCAGCGCCACCTCATCGGTGAGACGTTCGCGCGCGACCCGGCGACCGGGCGACGCCTCCACCGGACCGCGATGTGGGGAATGGCGCGCAAGAACGGGAAGACCGGGATCTGCGCGCCCATCGCGCTCGAGGCTCTGGTCCTTGGAGGGGGCGGGGCGGAGGTCTACAGCGCCGCGGCCGACCGCCCGCAGGCGAAGCTCATGCTCACGGCCGCCAAGCGCACCGTCGAGATGATCCCCGAGCTGGCTCACCGGCTGAAGATCTACCGGGACGCCATCGAGGACCCGATCACGGGCTCGATCTACAAGGCTCTCTCGGCGGACGCCTACACGAAGGAGGGTCTCAGCCCGACCCTCGTCCTCGCAGACGAGCTCCACGCGTGGCCCAACCGGGAGCTCTACGACGTCCTTGCCCTCGCGATGGGCGCGCGCTTCGACGCGATGATGCTGATCGTCACCACGGCCGGGGTGATGACGGACACCCGCGGGCAGGAGTCCATCTGCCACGCCATGTTTGACTACGGTCTCAAGGTCGCGTCGGGCGAGGTCGTCGACTCCTCCTTCTACATGGCGTGGTGGGCGGCCCAGGACGGCGCCGCGCTGGACGACGAGCGCGCGTGGCGAGACGCCAACCCCGGGCTCGGGGACATCCTCGACCTTGACGAGTTGAAGAGCGCCGCGCACCGCGCGAAGTCGGGCGGTTTCAAGGCCTCCGAGTTCCTCATCAAGCGCTTGAACATGTGGGTGGCGTCGAGCACGACCGCCTTGCCCGTCGGCCTGTTCGAGTCGAGGGCCGTGGGCTTCGGCCTCCAGCCCGCCGATCGCCGGGACGCGATCGAGGAGAGCGCGAAGGAGCACGGGCCGAAGGCCCCGCGAGTCATCTTCTTCGACGGCAGCTTCTCCCACGACTGCACGGCCCTCGTGGAGGTGTTCCTCGACGGCTTCGTCCGCGTGATCGGGTGCTGGGAGCGCGACGACAGCGACCCCGAGTGGCGCGTGCCGATGGGCGAGGTCGAGCACGTGCTGTTCAAGGCGGTGGCGGAGACGAACGTCCTCGAGGTTGCTTGCGACCCCTTCCGGTGGGCGAAGGAGATAGAGGACTGGAGGGCCGCTGACCTCCCCGTCCTCGAGTACCCGACGTCGCAGCCGTCGCGGATGGTTCCGGCGTGGGCTAAGTTCTACGACGCGATCGTGGCCGGCAACATCACGCACGACGGCGACCCGCGGCTCGAGCGACACGCCAGGAACTTGAAGCTCAAGGTCGACCGCCTAGGCCCGCGGCCGGTGAAGGAGCATGCCGGGTCTCCGAAGTCGATCGACCTCGCGATCTGCGCTGTCGGAGGCTACGACAGGGCGACGTGGTGGGCGGCGAACGACCACAACGAAGGGCCGCTGTTCGCATGGGCGTAAACGACTTGAGCAGAGCTTGGAGATAGAATGACCGCCAGCACGAACACGCGAGGAGCAGCCTCGTGGAGAGCGCGTTTCAGGTCTGCGTCTACTCGGGCACGCGTCTTGCTAAGACGAGCCCTGCCTCCCGCCAGGAGGGCGACGGTCCTCCTCGCGATCGGAGATGCGCTGATGGTCGTCGGAGTGGCTCAGGTTGCCGTACCCGCGGCGTACATCCTGGCAGGGGTGTCGCTCATCGTGTACGGTCTGTTGTTCGTTGACGTGGACTCCGCCTCGAGAAGCAGGCGCTAAGATAGGCTGCCGACAGCTTCAAGCGGGCACAGAGAACAGAGTGAGGCCGCATGACGAGCCTTCTGCGCAAGACGATCCAGCGGTCTTCGTTCTCGAACCTGACGATGGACCAGTGGGCATCGTTCTTCGAGTTCAGCGGACTTAGCTACCCGTTCTCATTCCAGCAGACGCTCTCCGGGCACACCGAGGTCGCGGACCCGAACGTCAGCTTTGAGGGCCTCGTCCTCTCCGCGTACAAGTCAAACGGCGTCGTGTTCGCCTGCATGATGGCTCGACAGCGCCTGTTCTCCGAGGCGCGGTTCGCGTTCAGGCAGAGGACGGACGGGCGCCCCGGCAAGCTCTTCGGGACTCAGGCACTCGCTCCGCTCGAGCGCCCCTGGCCGGGAGGGGTCACGGGCGACCTCCTCTCGCGCGCGATCCAGGACGTAGACCTCGCAGGCAACTTCTTCGCCGCGCGCAGGAAGGTCAAGGGCGGAGTTCGCATTCGTCGGCTTCGTCCGGACTACGTGACGATCGTGCTCGGAAGCTTCGACGACCCCGAGGTCGAGGCCGGGGACGTCGACGCTGAGGTGGTCGGGTACATCTACCACCCCGGCGGGCGCGGCATGACCGGCAGAGAGCCGGTGTTCCTCCAGCGAGAGGACGTGGCCCACTTCGCGCCCATCCCAGACCCCACGGCCTCGTTCAGGGGCATGAGCTGGCTCCTCCCCGTCATTCGCGAGTACATGTCTGACACCGCGATGACGGTTCACAAGATGCAGTTCTTCCAGAACGGCGCCACGCCGAACATGGTGGTCACGCTCGACCCGACCATCAAGAAGGAGGCGTTCAAGGAGTGGGTCTCGATGTTCAGTGAGAAGCACGAGGGAGTGCTAAACGCGTACAAGACCCTCTACCTCGGCGCCGGGGCGACGATGGTCCCCGTCGGCAAGGACTTCAAGCAGATGGAGTTCGCCGTCACGCAGGCGATCGGCGAAACGCGGATCTGCTCGGCCGCCGGAGTTCCGCCGGTCCTCGTCGGCGTGACTGAGGGCATCAGAGCGAGCACGTACTCTAACTACGAGACTGCCAAGCGCTACTTCGCGGACGGCACCCTTCGCCCCATGTGGCGAAACATGGCCTCGTCGCTCGAGACCATCATCATCCCGCCGACGGGGTCCGAGCTCTGGTATGATGACAGGGACATCCCGTTCCTGTTCGAGGACCTCAAGAGCCAGGCGGAGGTTCAGCAGCTCAGCGCGGCTGCGATCAAGTCTCTCGTGGACGCGGGCTTCGACGCGGACAGCGTCGTCGCCGCCATCACCGCGAACGACCTCCAGTACCTCACCCACACCGGGCTCTTCTCTGTCCAGCTCCAGCCGCCCGGCACCGTGTTCCAGCCGAGCGCTCCTCAGATCCCGGCGACCACGGGGGACGGCGCCGCGCCTAAGAAGCCTGTCGCTGGCGGCGATAATGGCAAGACACCGACAGAGACGCCGTCGAGCAACGGAAAGAAGCCGAGAGCACTCGACCTCGAGCCGCTCGCGGGAAGGAAGGACTAAGCGATGCCGGACCTCCACGACGACAACGCGGCGGGCGAGGCGCGCGCCGTCGACATGGCGCTAATCACCCCCGCCGAGAAGAAGGCAGGGCCTCCTCCGCGAGACAGCCTCGTGCGCGCGATGGCCGAGTCTCCGACGCTCCTGTTCAGGGCGCGCGCCGCGGCGCCGTCGCCCGTCGACGGGGAGGACCCCGGCGACGCGAGCGAGCCCGACGAGCCTGCGATGCCGACGATGGTCGGGCACTTCGCGAGGTTCAACGACTGGACGGAGATCGACTCCTTCTGGGAGGGGAACTTCATGGAGCAGCTCGCTCCTGGCTCCTTCAAGAAGACGATCGCGGAGAACGGCAAGAACATCAGGGTCCTGTTCAACCATGGCCAGGACCCCAGCATCGGGGACAAGGTCCTCGGGGCGCACGACGTTCTCACAGAGGATCGCGAGGGGGCCTACTACGAGGTCCCGCTGTTCGACACGAGCTACAACCGCGACCTCGAGCCGGGGCTTCGCGCGGGCGTGTACGGCGCGAGCTTCCGATTCAAGGTCATGAAGGAGGAGTTCGTCCAGGCACCCAAGCCGTCGAGCTACAACCCGAAGGGGCTCCCTGAGCGGACGATCAAGGAGGTCGCGCTGGCCGAGTTCGGGCCGGTCACCTTCCCCGCCTACGAGAGCGCGACAGCTGGTGTCCGATCCAGTGCGCTAAGATCTCTCACAGACACCTTCATCCTTGAGGGCATGGCCGCCCGAGACCCGGAGAAGCTCAACGGCTTCCTCCACGTGAGGTCTCTCGTGGTTCCGCCGGCTGAGGACGAGGTCGAAGAGCAGCCCGTCGATCACGAGGCCGACGCAGCACTCGACGAGGGCAGAGCCGAGGGCACTCACTCTGATCCTGACGAGAGCCGCGACGACGTCGAGCCCGTCGAAGACGAGACGACGATCACGCCGGACGCTCCGGCAGATCCGCCGGAGCCCGAGGAGGAGGCCGCGGAGGCCGACGCCGAGGAGCCGGAGGTCGAGGAGGCCGACGCCGATGAGGCGGAGGCCGTCGCAGAGCCCGAGTCAGAGGAGAGCAGCACGATGCCTGAGCCCGTCGGCCGGAACATCGACGAGCGGCGCAGCCGCGCGGACGAGATCTCGGCCCGCTTCCAGGAGATCCACACGCAGTACGGCGCCACGCCGCTGCCGGACGACATCCGGTCGGAGTGGGACGCCCTGATCCTCGAGCGCGAGGAGAACCGCAACGCGATCGCCGACTACGAGCGGCGCGCGGCGCAGCTTCAGGCGATGGCTGGGGACGGCAAGGACCGCCAGGTCCTCGTCGGGACCAACGACCTTCGCACGCGGACCGATCGCAAGGGTGTTCCCGAGAACATCTACGCGGTCGAGGACTACCGCCAGTTCGCGTCCACGATGGACGAGCTCAAGCGGGGCTACCGCGACGGCGCCATGCGCGCCATCGAGCGGGCCTCGTTCCCGCACCCGAAGATGAGCCCGGACGTCGCCCGCGCCCACATCGCCCGGCTGCTCGACCAGCGGGACGACCAGGAGGGCCGCTTCGCGCAGCGCGTCCTCGTCACCGGCTCTCCGGTGTACGAGCGGGCGTTCGGAAAGACCCTCAAGGGCTCCCCGCTCTCCGCCGAGGAGCAGCGCGCCCTCTCGCTCGGGTCCGACCCGGACGGCGGCTTCGCGGTTCCGTTCCAGCTCGACCCGACGGTCATCCTCGCGTCCGACGGCGCGATCAACCCCCTGCGGGAGATCTCGCGCGTCGAGCAGATCGTCGGCAAGGAGTGGCAGGGCATCACCACCGAGGGCATCACGGCGTCGTACGGCGACGAGGCCGAGGAGGCCACGGACGACTCCCCGACCCTCGTCCAGCCTGTTGTGCAGACGCTGCGCGCCCAGGCGTTCGTCCCCTTCTCGGTCGAGATCGGCCAGGACTGGGGAGCGCTCCAGGGCGAGATGGCGACCCTCCTCTCGGACGCCAAGGACGTCCTCGAGGCGGACAAGTTCGTCAACGGCACGGGTCCGGTGACCCAGCCGGGCGGCGTCGTCGCCACGCTCGACAACGCCAGCAAGGTCGAGACCATCGGGGCCACCGCCTTCGCGGTCGGCGACCTCTACGGCCTGGAGGAGGCCCTCCCGCCGCGGTTCCGCACCAAGGCGCGGTTCCTCGCGAACCGGGCGACCTACAACAGGGTCCGCCAGTTCGACACCGGCGGCGGCGCGGCCCTGTGGGTCCGGCTGCTCGACGGGCTCGGCAACGAGCTCATCGGCTACCCGGCGCACGAGGCCTCGGAGATGGACGCCGGCACCCTCGTGGGTGGCGACCTCATCATGCTCCTCGGCGACTTCTCGAAGTTCCTCATCGTCGACCGCCTCGGCATGTCGATCGAGCTCATCCCGCACCTCTTCGGAGTCGCGGGTCGCCCGACCGGCCAGCGCGGCATCTACGCGATCTGGCGGAACAGCTCCGTCATCCTCGTGGACAACGCGTTCCGCTGCCTGAAGGTCAAGGCGTAGGCCTCAGGCTCTAGCCCACAGCATCCACCTGCAGACGAGCCGGCTCCGGCGTTCGGTCCGCCGGAGCCGGCTCTCTTTCTAGGAGGCGCCTGAATGGCTGCGTTCAACAAGGGCGACATTCTGGTCGCCACCGAGTCCTTCGTCGCCATGGTCGACGGGGTCATGTGCACTGTTCACAAGGGCTCGACGCGGGTCCGCGCCGGGCACCCGCTCGTCAAGGGCCACGAGATGTGGTTCAAGGTCCTGGACGTCCAGTACGACACGGAGCAGGCCACGGCGGCTCCTGGCGAGGTTCGCGGAGCGCCGCGCTTCGTCGCTCCAGTGCCGAAAGCTGAGCCCAAGCCTGAGCCTAAGCCTGAGAAGGCCGAGGAGAAGAAGGACGGCGAGTAGGCCATGGCTCACGCGCACACAGTTCCGATCAACACCGCCACGAACGGGACGTTCTCGGTCGACCTTCGCATGTATGGCGTCGTTGTGGCGATTGCTGTGCGCCTCGGGTCGCTCGACACGCCAGACCTCACGATCACGGACGGGATGTCGGGAGCCCCGATCCTCGCCGTGGCCGGGATCGCCGCGGACGCGCGGTACCAACCTCGCGTCCCGATGCAGACCAAGCTCGGAGTCGACATCGACCCGCCCGTCTTGGACAGCCCCGCGGTCACGGGCATCTGCCGGATCGCCGTGGCGGGCGGCGGGAGCAAGAGGACTGGGTCTGTCATCGTCCTCTTCAACGACGACTGAGACAGCTGCCTGCCACAATAGAATGAGCGCGAGCCGATCAAGGCTCTCAGACAACTAGGAGGACACATGGCCACCAAGGTCGTCGAGGTCGTCACGAGCGCGGCAGGCGCGTTCTCGACGGACATCAACGCTCCCGGCGAGATCCTGGCAGTCAGCTTGCTGATCGGCACCCTGAGCACGCCGGACATCGCCATCACGGACCTCGTCACGGGCGCAGGGATCTTCACGAGCGCGGGCGTCGCCGCGTCTGGGCGGTGGCAGCCTCGCGCCGTGAACTGCACCGTCCTCGGCGTGGACACGGCGGACACCGCTGGTCCGCCGGTCACGCACGTCTCCTACGGATACCCGGTCTGTCTCGGCAAGGCGCACATCGCCGTGACGGGCGCGGGCGACGCCAAGCGCGGCACGATCTACGTCACCTACCGCTGAGCTGAGCGAGGGTCACAAGTGACCAGCGCGTACGCCCTCGTCGACGAGGTCAAGGCCCGCCTGTCTCAGGACGTCCCCAACATGGGATCGGGCCGCGACCAGTCGATCGCGGACAAGATTCTCGAGGTCTCTCGCGACATCGACCGCGAGGTCGCGTGCGGTCGCGGAGACCTCGAGTCTCTCTTCTCGTTCATCGCTGACCGACAGTACGGCCAGCAGGTGGTGTCGCTGTCCAGCACTCCGCGACCGACCTCTGGGTACCTCACCCTCACCTTCGCGGGCGAGACCACCATCCCGATCGACTTCAACGCGGACGCGACGGCGGTCCAGTCCATCCTCTGCTACCTGACTACGGTCGGTGAGGGAAACGCCGTCGTCTCGGGCGGTACGGGCGGGCCGTGGAGGGTCGACTTCGCGGGCACCCTGTCTGGTCCCCAGCCGGCCATGGTCGGCTACGCGAGCGTAGACACGCTTGGCGCCAGCGTCACGGTGCAGCAGGTGATCTCGGGGGTCGCGGAGGTTCCGTCTGAGAGACGCTTCGTGGCGTACCCGGACCTCTACGGCAGGACCCTCTTGCCGATTCACGCCTGCCTCTCGGTGCAGGACGTCGCCGTCTACAACGCGGACGGCTCCGTCGTACGCTCGATGACCGAGGGCATCGACTACATGACCTGGCCCCTGAACGCTCGACCGATCGAGGCGCTCAAGTGCCTGTCGAGCTACTCGTGGCCTGCCTGGCCAGCCATGGTCGGCGTGCGGGCTCGCTGGGGGTGGGCCGAGGACGTCATCCCCGACGTGCGCGAGGTCGCCATCATCGAGGTGATCAGGAGCTACCTGAGCGACGCCGCCGGAAACGACGACCGCCTCGGCATGACTCCGTTCGGCTCGGTCGTCACGGCCAAGGCGTACACGTCTAAGTTTCGTGAGCTTGTTGATCATTATGGAAAGACCTTGTGGTAAGGCGCTTTGGAGAGGGTGAGAGATGGCTGACTACGGACTAGGAGCTATTCCGAGTCCTCTGGACGAGCGGGACTTTCCCATCGAGGCCGCCTACGCAGCGACGGGCACCACCCCGCCTCTCGCCCTCGCGGCCGTCTATACCGCTCCCAGGCTGCCTCCGGTCTACAACCAGTCAACGACGCCGCGCTGCGTGGCGTACTCGTCCGCGACGATGAAAGGCTGGCAGGACCTCATCGACCAGAAGTCTAACTATAACTGGGACTTCGGTCACTTCTTCCGCGACATCGGCGGCGGGCCAAACGGGGCGTACTTGCGGACGGCGATGGACAGGCTCCTGAAGGCCGGCTACCCGGTCAGGGGCTGGTTCCCCAGCGAGGCGAAGCACCGCATTCGCGGCTACTACGCCGTGAGCAAGAACGTCACGGCGATCAAGTCGGCCATCGCCACGTTCGGGCCGGTCGTCATGGCCGTTCCTTGGTACGACTCGTGGATGAGGACCACCTCCAACGGCCTTCTTCCTGCGCCTGACCACGCGATCGGCGGGCACGCCATCACGATCATCGGATGGGATGACAGCCGAGGCGCCTTCAGGCTTCGCAACTCGTGGGGCACGGCGTGGGGGCTCGGAGGCGACTGCTACATGAAGTACACGACCCTCGTTAGCAAGGCGTGGGAGGTCTGGAAGACTCTTGACGTGATCGACAAGTAGGCATGGTCTGATGGCCCAGCAGTACGCGGCGGCAACCCGGAAGACGAACAACTGGCTGTCGACGCGCCTGACACCGGCCAAGGTCCAGGGCGTGAAACGCGGAGCGCGCTACTTCGTCTACCAGATCGTGGGCGCCGTCGCGGCGAACGCCGCCGCCCTCGCCGCCATCGTCCTGACTCAGTGGAGTTACGACCCGGCGATCGTCATGGTCGGGAGCTGGGTCGTAGCCTCGGTGGCCGCCGCCGGCAAGCGGACCGTCACCTTCAACGCCGCGCTTGCCGCTGGTGCTGGCGGCGCACCAGACGTCGAACCCATGCCGACCCTCAGCACGCCGTCGCCAGATGAGCCGATGCCCACTCTCACGCCACCGGGAGGAACAGCATGATCTACGGACGCAGCACCGCGCTCTGGGCGGGCCTCGTGGCCGCCGTCCTCAACGTCATCGGCCTGTTGTGGGTCGTCGTCAGCGGCGCTCCACTCGACGCCAACACGGTCGCCCTGTTCGCTGGCCTTAACGCCCTTGCCTTGGCGATCATCGGTGTGCTCGCCAACGTGAGCGCGACCGGCACCGCCTTCGGGCGCGGCATGGGGGGCAGAGGCCGATGACCGAGACGTTTGCAAGCAACTCTCTCAACGTCGTCTTCGAGGTCAGGCCAGACGACCCTGGCATGACCATGCGCCAGCGCCTCGTGGCCGCGCCCGCGGCGCTCGGTGGCGTGGTCGTGGTCGGGACAGCAGTCATCGCCTTCCTCGTCTTCATCGTGCGCAAGTCTCGCGGATAGAAGGAGAACTCATGTCTCTCGAAGGAGCAATCGTCTCTCGCTTCGTGGCGGACGTCATCGCTCTCATCGACGGCGGCTCGGACGTCGTGGAGGCCATCGGCAAGGCGGCCGGGGCCACCGTCGCCTCGGCCGCCGACTTCGGCGAGGACCTCACCGTCGCGGCGACCGCCGTCGTCAAGGGCGCCATCGTCGCCGCTGGCGACCTCGCTGTTACCGTTGAGGCCGCTGCCGCGGCTGCCGCCAACGGCGCGATCAACGCTGCCGCCGACGTGTCGGCGAACGCCGCTGGTCGCGTTCGCGACACCGTCGTCGGGGTGGTCGACGGCGTGAAGGTCGTCGTGACCTCCGTCGTCGCGTGACGAGATGCCAGTGACCTCGGACGGCGAGATTGTCCTCACGCGCGACAAGTCGTCGGGCCGCGTTCACAGGCGAATGCGACTCGGGGACGGCCTAGCCACGCTCGAGGGCGACAACCTTGACGAGGCGGGCGCCTACGAGGTGCTCGTCACGCTGGCGAACGTGGACCCCGCTGACCTCTGCCGTAACTGCTTCCCCGCCGGGGCAGCAAGGCCCGGCGGAACAGCAAGGGACTTGGAGAGCTAGAAGATGCCGATGGCGATGACCCTCACCGGCCTCCGTGGGACCATCACGGAGCTGAACGTTGCCGTGGCGCTCTCGAGCGCGCGCGCAGCTGCCGGCCTCGAGGCGGGGGCGAGGGTCATCCAGGCCAAGGCTCGCCAGAACATGTCGTCGCACCACTATCGCGGGAGGGCAGAGGCGGCGACGACCGTCTCTCCCCCCGTGATCACGCCCGGCTGGGTCGACGTGAAGGTCGGCATCCAGAAGGGCACGTGGGCTCCAGAGGGCCGGACGTTTGAGTTCGGATGGCACTCGAAGAAAGGCAAGCAGCCGCCTGTCAAGCCGCTCGCTGAGTGGGCGCTGTCGAGGGGCATCGTGGGCACCGAGCGTGAGGCCAAGTCGTTCGGCTTCGTGGTGGCCAGGAGCATGAAGAAGCGCGGGTACTCGTTCGGAGAGTTTCACTGGCTCGAGGACGCTGGGCGGGACAGCATTCCCGCAGTCGTGGCCGCCGTGAGGACGGCGTCGACGCTGTGAGCCACAGCAACATCGACCGCATCGTAGACTACACGGCCGCTCTCGCCGGCCACATCGAGGGCGTGCAGGCGGTGTTCGGGGCCGGCCTCGGGGAGACCGAGGACCCGCTCCGGCACGGCCAGCCTGTCGCCGCCGCGCCGAGCGAGGCGTCCGCTGCGTTCACGCACTGGTCTGAGTGCCCTGGCGCCCCTCCTGTCCAGTGGGTCTCCCAGGACGGAGTGGTAGAGCTGACGTGGACCATCCCAATGAGGCTGTGGCTTCCTCGCGCGGACCTCGCCGAGACGCGGAGGATGTCGCTGCCTTTCTACGATCGCTATCTGGCAGCGTTCATCAGAGACTGGCAGCTTGGCGGCCTCGCTCTGAGCTCTCAGGTCACGCGATTTGCGGCGGGTGGAGACACGAGCTGGTCGTGGCTCGACATCGGCCTTACGGTCGTCGAGAGGGTGAACTACCTTGTCCCGTGACGACGCCGCGGAGATGCTTGCCTCAGCTCATCCTATGGGCACGCTCTACCAGTGTCAGAGGTGCCCGTACAATACGCTGAGCGTAGAGTACGCTCGCGGCCACGTGTGCCGAGCCACGCGGGTCGAGAACACTCCTGTGGAGGCGGAGACCTCGCCTGCCCAGGAACCTGCAGTGAAGGTTCCGGTGAGAAACCGGCGAGTGAAGAAGGAGCTCTAGACAGATGGCTCGAACCAACGTCGTCGCTCAGACCTGCCCGGGAGCGTACCCGGCGCTTCCCATCACCCCCGACGCGCGCGACATCACGTGGCTGGGCGCCAACGTCTCGGACAAGAACGACACCGCCCTCGTTGCCGGGAAGACTCTCGTCCTCGCGCGGAACGTGGACTCGGGCGCGCACACGGTGTCCTTCACGTCTGTGGCGGACAGCCTGAACCGGAAGGGTGACATCACGACGTACTCCGTCGGCGCCGATCAGGTGGCGCTCTTCGGTCCGTTCACGACGATCGGTTGGGCGTCCGGCGGCCGCCTGCTCTTCGAGGGCGACAACATCAACATCGAGTTCGCCGTCATCACGCTTCCCTGATCGCTCTCAGCGAAGATGCTCTACTAGAGCAGAAAGGAACAGA